GGGTCTGAATTAGGGTCGGTAAATTGAGACGTGCCGCTTAAAGTCACTTTGTTTGTTGTTTCGTAGTTAGCTTCGTTTAAGGCTAAGTCTGCACAAGCTTTCTCACGACCAAGGGCAATCACATCCTGAGTAACACCGGTGGCGTATTGACGCAACGGATATACACCTTCAGTTTCATTCACTTCGCGGATGTCGATTGGATATTCGATGTCGTTTTCTTCTAAAACAACGGTCAATGATCCAATATCTTCCGGTGTTAAACGGTTTGATTTTGCGCGGAGTTCGCGTTTAGTGGTTTGTAAACGGAACGCCAAACGACCGAATGTAGGGATTTTGCCGCCTTCTTTTTGCGTTTCGGCAACCGGGAATAACACTTCGGAAATCATATTGCCGTTGTAATAGCCTTGCGCGAGTTCGGTTAATACCGGGTCAACGACGCGTTGTTTTGATAAATCAGTCATTGATTTGCTCCTTTATTGAGTGATTGCGTTAAATGCGGCTGTGTAATCCACATTGTGTTCTTTCATGTAAGCACGGACTTTTTTGTCCATGTCGATGGCGTCAGCTGACGTGCCTTCGGCATATTGCACTGTGCCGTCTTCTGCGCCTGCGGCTTTGTCTTTGGTTGCCACTTCGCCAAATTCAACAATTTGCGGCTGAGCTTCCAAAAACGCTTTGATTTTGCCGTGCAGGTTTTCACCTTCACCAAACTCAACCACGCCACCTGCGGCAGTAGTCGAGCCGTAATTCAATAAATCGATGGCTTGTTGTTTCGCCACCGGGGCAAGTTTGCCCGCTTTCACTAAACCTTCGGCAAAGTCGGCATTGTCGGCTTTGGCTTGGTTAAGTGCTGCTTCAGCTTTTTCGGCTTTCAACTGTTGGTTTTCTGCCTTGAGCTGTTCGATTTCTTCAGCTGTCATTTCAGGTTCTCCTTGTGGTTCTGAAGGTTGATTGGGTTCATTAAAACTAGGCATTGGAATACCTGTTTCGTCTTGTTGATACCGCTTTAAATCATTGCGAATGGATTCTTCCTGCACGCTTGCCACTAAATAATCCGGCACGGCTTTGTCCGCTTCTTCCTGTCCGTGCGTGCCGATAATCCAATCTCGCAATCGTCGCCAAAGGCTTGCTTCCGCCCAATCTGAAAAATCCACCACGCCTTGTTCGTTGTCGGCGAATTCCGGATTGCGTAGGCCTTTCACGGCAGGTGGCATTGCGCCTAAAAAGCCGACATGGCGTAGATACAAGTTACCGGGGCAAGGATTGTTCGGACTGTTGGCAAGATAGAAAGAGGAAGAAATTTTCTTGAAGCGGCCTTTTTCAACCATCTCCGCAAATTCTGGGTCGATTTGGTCGAATTCGGCTTTAAGTACATCGCCATCCAGTTCAAGACGTTTCACCCAGCCATAAGCGGGCGCATTGTGTTTAGGGTGTCCAATAACGGCTGGTGATTCGTGAAAATTGATGTTGTAAGCGTCAACGGCTTGTTGCAAATCGGCGGTGGTGATTTCCACTTCCACGCCGTTTGCGTCAGTGCGTTTGCCTGCTTTGAAAATTTCGATTAGTTGCATAAGGTATCCTCGTTTGAATACCGTTAGCATAGAGGGAAAAGAGGCGTTTGGATTTTAAACTGCTTTAAAGGTTTTGAAGGGAAAGTTGGGGCTAAAAGCAAATTACACTTTATCTTGAAATTTAAAACGCTTTAAATGCGGTTCAAATCGCTTAAATTCGATTTAAATTTTTTGAGACGATAAATCGTATTATTTTTAGATTTAAACGCCACAGCGCGAATTTGTGGCGTTATTTTGATTTTTAGTGGTTATCTTAAATCTTGGTTAATTTGACGTTGCAAAAGTGCGGTGGCTTTTTTCAGAAGTTTTTGTTCGTCCTGAGCATTCACTCCCAACCATGGACGCGCAGGAATTTTAGACTGTTTAGCATAAACGGTATTACTCCCTTTTCCAAATTTTAACCGCTTGCCTTTCTTCGGTCTAATTACGCCACCAAACTGGTGCAGTTTGGCATATTTTGCATCGGAACCAAACTCAAGACGATTATCATCATAATTGTATGCTGTCTTTTGTGATAAATAACCACCCTGTTTTAGTATCTGATCATTTCCTTTTATTTCCCGTGTAATAGGGGAAAGGGGTTGCCATTTTTTACCATCGGGCGCAACTTCAGCTTTAAATCGGTCGGCATGAATTTTCTTCAAGGTTTCACCCAACAAGCCATAAAGTTTGCGCGGGTGTTGCAGTTGGCTCGCAATTCCGGTGAGCTTCTGAATTGCCTGATTGTCGTTAAGGGTGATCTTTAACATAGGTTTTCTCTTGATTTAAATTTCGTGCGGGGGTATAGTGATCTTGCGGTGGGGGTTTCCTACTGGAAAGGTTGCTTGGCATAAGTCCGCATTATCCTGTTCGAATCAGGCAAACCACTGCAAAAGGTTATACGCTGTAATAGGGGTTACCAACTGGAAAGGGTCCAGGGTCGAAAGACGGCTGATTATCCTGTTCGAATCAGGCAAACTATTACAGCGAACCATACAACACTTCAAATGCCCCAAGCTGGGTAAAATCTTCAACCACACTTGCCGTTCTCACAATATTCAATTTGTGAGCTAGTTTTTTACCACTTAATTCATCCTTGATTTTTACTTCATAGTCCATCTTAACCGCAACTTTGCCTTTCTCTGTTTCATAGACAAACAACAACGCGTCGCCAGCATTCTTATTGCGTTGCTGTTCTTTTGCTTGCAATAAAATGGCTTTCGGATGGCGTAGTTTTTCGGGCAACTGTTCCCAAAACTCTACAGGCAGGCTGATTCCCTTGGCTTGTTTGCTGTCGCGTAGTGCATGCAATACGTCATCATCACGCACCGCAATCACCGCACTTTGTGGGGCTTTATCTAAATTGTCTAATTTGGTGATCACGTTTTCCGGAATCACGCCCACATATTTCATGTTGCCACGTGCGATTTTTTGCGTGCTTACGGTATCCACCATGTCTTTCATCGCGCCGTTTAACAACACCATGGCTTTCGGATTTTTCAGCACGTCATCAATCAGCAGACTGGCTAAGTGCGGTTCTGCTGTCGTCATTTTTTGCAACAACAGCTTGTCCACATCCACATCTCGGGATTGCGTTAGTCGCTCAAAGTTGTAGGGCGCAAAACCCACATCATAACCTTTCGGCACACGTACCGTGCGCGGATTGCCGGAGCGAACGCCTACCAGTTTTTCTTCCCACTCAATTTCAGGCGATTGGCTCACGGTTTTACCCATTTCGGCTAAGTCGTCTTCATCATGCGCTGATACAGTGCAATGGCAACCGTACGCTTTGATTGGGTAATAATAGCGCCAAAACGGATCTGTGGCCGGCAGAATTGTGCCATCTAATGCAATATGTTCTTCGCGCGGATGTTCATTATCATGGTGATGATATTCCCAATAAGGCAATACATCCGCCAAGTCTAAATGTTGTTTTAAACGCCCACGGTTATATGCACCATAAACGTTGGTGTCGTAAATAATCCGTGTGCGCCAGTTGCGACCTCCGTTATATTGCCAGCCGGTATTTGCCACAATCTCGTCAAAGCGCTTACGGAAACCTTCAAGGGTTTCGCCGTTTTGAATCGCTTCATCCACCGCTTCGCGAAACGCTGTAAGCACTTCGTTACGATTCGCCCCGGCGACCATGAAGAAATAATCATGTTCTTCGCCCAGTACGTCTAAATAACTGTTGGTCGGTAAATTGAGTTTCTTCTCAAAATATTTGACCTGCTCTTCAAAAGTGAACTTGCTCATTATTTGCGCTCATCTTCTACGGATTGACGACCAGCAAAGTGTGCGGTGGTTGATGCCCAGGCCATCACTTTGCCATATTCAGCGAAACTTAATTCAGGAATTAAGCTGTCGAGTTGATGGCGAAAATCTTCCAGGCTTTCTGCCTGTGAAAGTTGGTCTTTGATGGTTTGTAGCCATTCCTCCACGAACGGTTCGCCTTCGACTTCCAACTGCTCACCAATGCTGTCCACGATAGATTTCGGTATCGGCTCGGCAAAATCCACCTTAGCCGTCCCCCTCTTTTGTAAAGAGGGATTAGGGGAGATTTCTTGCACCACAATGTCGCCCTCATCAAAGCCATAGGTGCGCATTAAGTATTGTTCGGTAAACTGCACGCCCAAGCCCACCAGTAAGCCGTCACGTTCTGCTTGGAGTTTGTCAATGCTTTCCTGTTCGTACAAATCAAAGGTCGGCAAGGTTTCTACACTAAAATTCAGCTCGCAAATCCACGCCAATAATTGATTGAATACGCCTTCCACAAGGCTTGCGTCGTCATCGCGAATGTCAAGTGTCACTTCCAAGCCCGCCGTTGCGCTGGCACGGTTGGCTTCCGCCTCGGTAGTTTGGTTTTGCCCTAAAAGCGCAATGGCGATTTCAGACTTACAGTAACGCAGGAAATCATCAAATACTTGGGAAGAACCGCTTTTGCTTGCACTTTCCAACATTGAAATGGAGCTGTCTTCGGGGATTGCCGCCACAGCAGTACCAAGCATTTCTTCCATACTTGTCAGCAACTCATTAATTTCATGCACCTGAGCTTGACGAGGGTGTTTACCTACCAGCCAAGGCGAGCCGTATTTTTCCATGAACTCCAGCCAAAATTTAAAGCCACCTTTCTTGAAGGTCGCCGCCCAAAAGCACATAGCAAGGTCGGCTCGACCATAAGGGTTCATATAGTCCGCTTGTTGCGTTGCAAGCAGGAATTTCTTTTCTGGAACAAGGTCGCCGTTGCGGTTATCTTTGGTGCGGAGCATTAAACGGTTTTCTTCATCGAACACAAACCATTCCTGCGGTTTACCCACCACGGCAACGGGCAACAATAAGCCGTTTTGGTTTTCCCACATCACTTCCAAGGCTTGATAACCGAATAGCGTGGCGTCTAAGATTTGGTTGATAATTTGGCTTATCGGCAGACGGTCAAAAAGTGCGGTCAAAATCTCATCCGTTTTTTCGTTGCCGGTTGGGGTAATGCGCCATTCAAGCCCCTTGATTGCCGCCTTACGTCTGCGCACACAACCGCCCACATGGCTATCCGATAAGATTTCACGATAAGCGGAAATGTCCTTGCCCATTTTTTTGAGAACAGGATCAGGATTTGGCAAATAGTGCATAAACGACCAGAAGTCGATAGCTTTGGCGCGGGTGGCGATGACGGTGACTAAATCTTGTTTTTTGGTTGTCATTAGTTATATCCTTTCGTTAATGCCCGGCTGGCTCTTGGTTTGCGGCTGTGGGCTTTGACAGGTAATTGAATCAACTGACGGCTTGCATAATGTGCTAACAGCAGTGCAATCGCCGTATCGCCGTGGCGTTTGGTTTTCCCGTCGGTACTTTTCACCCGTTTATCCGGTATGCGGGGCACGCCTTTTACGACTTGGAACGAACGTAAGTCCGCGAGAATATCGGCGTCTTTGGGAATAGCTTCCAGTTCACCATCCTCTAAAGCCGCTTTAAATGGTGCAGTGTGTTCGCGATACCATTTTTCCGATAACTGAACACAATCAACCAATGAGCCGAAAGCGTCACGGGCTGATTCCGCCAAATACCCACCATTGCCGCGTGCGTCAAATGCCGCACCGGAAAAGCGGGGAAGCCGTTTTAAAATAAACAGCACGATTTGTTCCTGTTGTTTATAAGGCATATTGCCTAGCTCAACGATGAACTGCACTTGCTTGGTTAGGTTCTGCTGTTGGGCTAAGATGACAAAAGAAGTCATGTCGCCGCTACGGGCAAAGTCTTCACCGAAGAAGTGCAATAAATTCGGCGATAAGCCCTGCAAAATCGGAGCTAATGTTTTTTCGCTCCAATCTTCCATTTCTTTATAGCGTGTCGGTTCCGGCACTAGACTGAAACCGTCTTTGGCTTCAAAACGTACTACCGGCGTTTTCTCGCTCATTTGGCGTTCAATCAAGGCGCGGGAAAGCCACAACCCTGAACCGTTTTTCGGCACGCAGAAATATTCTTCCAGCGCGTCTTCTTCGCTTGCCGTATCTTTTAATAGGTTATCAATCCATTCCTGTTCTTTTTCAGCTGACCATTCTTGTTTGGTGACCTGACAAATACGTTGATATAAACCATCGTGGCAAGCATCTTCGATTGTGATGGTGTGAACGGAATAGCGTTTTCGACCCGCTCGGCTGTCAAGAATCAGCTCATTGAATAAATTATCTGCGCCGTTATGGGTTGAAATGACACGAACTTTCGCGCCCCACATTGTGAGTGCCAAGGCGGCTTTCAGCACCTCGGCAAGATATTCATGGAATGCGGCTTCATCAATCACTACAACGCCTTGCATACCACGCAAGTTTTTAGGGTTGGATGACAGTGCTTTAACTTTAAAGCCTGAAGCAAAATAAATGACGTATGTTAGAATGTCTTTATCTTCATCTTCAAAGACTTCTTCCTGAATTTCTCCCGCCGCATAGTTAAAGGCTTTCGCCCACATGGCGACGGCGTCAATATATTCGCGCGCCATTTCTTTATTAGAACCGATGTAGAACACATCGGAACCACCATCTGATTTGCGCGTACTGGCAATTAAAGCGTTGTCGGCGGCTTCTGCCCATGTTAAACCGCAACGACGGGTTTTCTCAGCTATCTTGAGTTGGCTATCATCGGCAATCCAGTGTTTTTGATAGCCCAATAACAGCTCCGTTGGATTAAACGCATGAATGCAATCAAGAAATGACTGACACTCCGGTGCTAATTCATTTAAGGGTCTGTTATTTAATAATGCCATTTATGCAATACCTAAAATTTGTTCTTTAATGGTGCGAACCGTATCAGCAGATAAGCCCGCTTGGACGACCGCTTTTTCAGCGGTTTCCGCCGCTAATTGCGCCATTTCTTTGCGAATTGCCTGTTCACGTTTATGGGATAGACTTTCCGCCTGTTCCAAGCGCTGAACTGTGACTGCTAACATTGCCAACTCTTTCGGTTCAGCAATGCCTTTTTCGGCATATTGGGACGACATTTCAAAAGCGAGATGTTTCACCAGCTCAATCACCGTTTTGCCTATATCACTTTGCGGCATTTCGCCAAACTGGCGCGCCCATACTTCAGCCACCTCACGGGATTGGCGAATTCTTGCACCGACTTTTTCCATGCGGTTAGCATAGCGGTTTAACCCGGTACGGCTTAATTGATAGCTTTCGTCCAATCCGCAATCGCGGATCAGGTCGTTGATTTCCTCAAGAATTTGCGCCTGAGAAAATTGCTTGTCGCGCAACATCATGGCGAGCTGGGTTTTGATATTCGGCGGCAATAAATCGACTTTACTGGCGCGTCCGCGTGTGGTTTTATCCGTCATTTAAATCTCCTTTAAATGCGGTTTAAACTTTGGGTAAAGGTTTTTTCACACCTTCCACAACAGCTTCGCCGTTCGCCACGTCTAAGCCGCGTTGCGTAATTTTCGCAATCATAAAGCCGTTACTAAGGCGTTCGATTTGCACCAAGCCTTGTTCTTCCAGCCAGTTCAAATGATTACGAACTAAATCACGGCTGATGTTGTGACCATACAACGCCAAGCAATCGTCAAGAATGGATTCATTGGCGTCATACCCGGCGTCCACAAGGGAGCGCAGAATTACTAAACGTTGGTCTTTAATAAAAATATCTCTCATCGTTACCCCTTAACGCGCTCTTCAATGAGCAATGCGACTTGATGGCTTAGCGTGGAAAGGCGTGCATTGGTGGTGTTGGTTTCGCCCTTGATTTCGGTCATTAAAATCTTTAATGCACTTAAATCTTCCTTGGTCGGCATATGTTCCAACGTATCTTCCACTTTGGTTAAACGCTGTTCCACTTGGTCGATATTCTTGCGGATTTCATCAATTTCACTTCGTTTCGGATATTTGCTGTCCATAGACAGCTTCATGCCCGCCCAAACCGACCCAATCACCGTGGCAACCAAGCCCCAATGCTTTTGGATAAACTCTAATAAATCCATCATTTAATGGCTTCCTTCTTGCAGATTTTTTCATAGGTTAGGTTATGGTTCAGCACCTGCCGCTTAGTTTCTTCGGTGTCTTTACGGCTTGGATAAATCAGGCCGAACGCTGAACACCCGCTAGTCTTCACGGAAATAACCTTTTGACTGCAACTGCTCATCAACAGACTTGCCAGACAAAGTGCGGTTAGTTTCAGCAATGTTTTTGGCTGTATTAGCATTTTCCAACTCCTGTGCGACAGCTGCCGCTTCACGTTTCACGAATTCAATTTCTTCTTGCTGTTTGCGAATTTTGGC